TCTCGACACTGTAGCCGACACCGGTGCCACACATGAGAATATACAAGACCTCATCGAAGACACGCTTATGGTCGACCGGTGTGTAGCTGCAGTTGTAGCCAGCTGTATTGTCTCGATCGAGAGCTGGTCCAGCTGTCATGAGACATCGCATCGAAGGTAAGACATCATGTAATAAGATTGCTTCTCGAAGTTCGTTCTGTACCTCGACTAGGTTTTCATATGGGACGTTAGCCTTGTGCAGCGCTGGTGCAACCACATTACCTATGTATCGATCGACAGTTTCGTTCCACGTCTCTCGACGGCCCAGCTCAGGTTTCCAACGGGCGTAGCGTGAAGCATGGATAAACGATTGATAGTCTGATGGGAGAGCAACATTATTATATTTCATTTGGGTCTTTTCCTTCGAGTAAATTTATTCGCATTTCGCAGTAGCGGATGGCTTTCTTTAGGTCGGTTATCTCCGACTCGATTGACGTTTGATTTTCATAGATCTTTGAGCCAGCTCTCATCACGTACTTGACTATGTTTCCGACGTGAAAAGGTAGGTGGTTTTGCATGATGAAAACGATAGGTTCGATACTGTACTGGGCGTAGTGATCGGGCTTGTAGACAACGTCTTTTGGATCTTCTTTATTATTGGGCATTTGGTGTATACCCTCTACTCTTTAAAATCCTCGATACGTTCTGAATTCGATAGCCAACTATCTCACCTATCCTGTACCAGTTGACGCCTTCGTTATGCAGATCGACGATCCTCTGGCATCTATTCTCCATTGCAATGTCTCTGGGGTACTCACGGGCCTTGGTTGGTTTGCCATAGTAGGAGTTGCGTTCATGCGTCCAGCTGTTGCGCTTGTGACCGGTGTGTTTAGCGACGTTCTTACATTCCGCTTTGCACTTGCGTGTGTATTCGGCCCAGTTCTTTAATATCCAATGTTGCATCATTGGTGGACTTTGGTATCTTTTTATTGATCCTCTCATTTCTTTGGCTCCCATAGTTTGACAAGTTGGTTCTTTTCGTCCCAGTCGTCCCAGCGCAGTATTCTCGCTAGACGTGCCTGAGTAAGTGCATGGTTTTCTGATAGTGACTTGGCTGCGTAAGCCTTAACGACGAGTGACCAGTCTGGACGGTTACCCAAGATCTTCTCAGCTGTCTTTTCGCCAACTGAGGGACATCCTGAGTAACCGTCGGTGGCATCACCCGTTAATGCTTGTTTAAAGAAAAAGCGGTCAGCTTCAGCCTCAGATATATCGAGGTACTCTTGAGACATTGGTCTGTAGAGCTTCGCAGGGACTGACTTCAGATCCTTGTCGTCGCTCACCATGATCACATTATGATTAGGGGCAGACCCACAAATGCCTAAGACGTCGTCAGCCTCGAGCATTGGTGTCTGCACCCAGCGGTAGGTATCCTTAATCCAATCCTTCATGGCCTTGTAGCCAACTGGCTTTCTGACCTTCTTTCGACCGCCTTTGTAACTAGGTTCGATCTCATGTCTAAAGTTGTGCTTGTCGGACAAGGCGATAATAAAATTGCCAGTGTCTAGCTCATCACAAATGTTGTCTATGAACGTCTGGAAGATCTTTTTGGCTTCTTTGAGATCTGTCAGTAGTGACCAGATGTCGTCGCCCCAGTCGATTTCCTCTTCGGCTGCTGCACACGCTCGATACAAGTATAGGTCACCATCAATTAGGGCGACCGCTTGGGGGCTTGGTGCTTGTTCCAATAATCTGCTTAATAACATAATCTAGCTCTCTCTTTGCTTCCATGCCGACTTCAGTAATCGTCCATCGATCACCCCAAGTGTCCTCAGCAATGTTGGTGGTTATGAAATGCTCTGAGGCACATAGCGCCACGTAGAACGCTCCCTCACGGGCAAACGTGGATTTCACCTTAAATGGTTTTCTCCATGCTCTATCGAGGGTGATGTAACAGGACATAAAACTTTCGATCTGTTCCGTTACCTCAGTGGGTAGAAGCCCAAGTTCTTCCCACGGAATATTCGCTTCCGATGGGGATTTTAACTTTGAGAGTTTCTCCTGCTTTTCGCGCCATTCGTTCAGTGATATTACCGATCCCATTGGCTACCTCTTCTGTCTTGCAAGCAATCTGGATCTCGTCATGTATCCACCCGACGATGTAAGCCTGTTCTGATCCGTACTGCTCGTTGATTTCTTGGTCGACTAATGCGACCCACTGCTTACAAATGATTGCCCCTGCTGATTGCAGCAGCTGTGAGAGCAACTTATGTTCTGACCTGACGTACAACTTACGTCCGTCGAGTCCGACCAAGTGTCCACGCTCATGTGCTTTCTTTAGTTTTGCTAGGAGCATTCCAAAGGCTGGAATGTTTTTATTGAAGTCAGCTTTGAGCTGCTTGCCTAGCTTGGCATTACCACCGGCTATCTTGCCAATCATCTGGTCACCACCGCCATACATCGTGGCATATATAAATGTCTTCGCTTGGTCTCTTGTCTTAAGACCAGCAGCTTTCTGATTGTATGTATGGATGTCACCATCGAGGATCTGCTCGGCATACTCACCACCATCATTGAGGTAGTTAGCAAGACAACGAAGCTCCAAAGATGAAAGGTCACTTCCNAGTAAACACCAGCCTTCTGGCACAGTGAATAAATCACGGCACTCTTTGCCAAACTCGAGTCCGACTTTTGGCACCTGAGCTAGGTTTGGGTTCCTATGGCTGGCACGTCCTGAGATGGTCCCAGAGGGTACTATTGTGTGACGGATACGCCCATCATCATTAACCTTCTTTAGCCACCCCTGAGCGCCCTCAGAGAGCTGTCCGATACGCTTTTGAAGCATGAAGTATCTAGCCAGCTGCTGGGCTTCGGGATAGTCGAGTTGACCCAAGACAGTCTCATCGATTTGAGCATGACCACCGTCAGTAAACTTCTTAGGTTTCCAGTTGTATTTAGACCGGAGACAATGCTCGATGTGACGTCGGCTGCTGGGGTTAAAATGGATGGTCCTCTTTTTCTCAAAAGGTTTATCTTTGATATACCCGAGCGTCTTATTGTTTCTCTTAGGTATAAAGGTCTCGGAGACTTCCCAAGGCTCGAAGAGTTTCTCGAGTCCCTGCTCAATCTCGGCTCGTTCTTGAGCCAGCTTGCCATACAAAACCTGAGCTTTGTACTTATCAAACGTCCAGCCGTTGTTACCTATCCGGTCACATATGACAGCCATTAGATGTTCGAGGTCGATCGATTGCTGACTAAAGCCAGCTGACATCAGCTTCTTATAGAGATCTAAGGTAACTCCGGTGTCTTGTATGCAGTAGTCGAGCATCTCTTGTGAGTACTCTGCCCAGCCACCGTCATAGTCATCTTTGAGGTTCTTAAGTCTAAGACCCCAAGCCTTGAGGCTGTGGGAGCCTACAAGCTTACGAGGGAAGCTCTCAGGGTCTTTGTGGTATCTTATGGTGTCCTTCTCAGCTAGCGTCGTTGCTATTAATCTTGAGAGTACAAGGGTGTCTGTAATCCGACCGAATATCTCAAAGTCAGGGTACAGCTTTTGGATCGCTGGTATATCAAACGCAATGATGTTGTGACCAATAGCTTCTTCAGCATACCTTAGTAGGAACAGTCCGTCCCTTATGTCTTTACCGTGGTATGCTCTCACTTCGTTGGTATCTGCATCTCTTAAAACTAAGCAGTGTAGTTTCGTCATTTCTTTAAGTAGACCATCCGACTCCAAGTCGAATATCCAGCGTGTCATCTGTTGTCGCCAGATCCTGACAGCTTGTTGCGCTCTTGGCGCATCTTTAGTTTCTCGATGTTCATATGTGCCAGCTCGTTCAGGCTCACACCTAAGTCTCTCGATAGAGCCGCAACATACCAAAGCACGTCACCTAGCTCGAATATTATGTCAGCTCGTTGACTGTCTGTTAGTTTCTCGGAGCCATCAAACTTTATGTTTTGATCTCTGATCATCTTCTTGATCTTATCGCAGACCTCTCCAGCCTCACTGGCAAGACCAAGCGCTGGGTAAATGACCTTCCACTTGTAGATCATGGTGGCTGCTGCGTCGGCCTGATAATCGTTCATTGTTAAAGGCCAAGGGTAATTCTCTGGTTTAGGTACCATGTTTGCTTTCCTTCTTTCTGTAGCTCGATTTCTTTCAGACTGGTCAAATGGACGTATTGCCATGTCAGAACTCCAAGTCTGAGAAGTCTTCGTCGACTTCGATTAAACGACCGGCTTTTCGATCGTACTTTAGGACACCAGCTGGCCCTACTTCGCCAGTGTGTCTGTTCTTAAGAATGCTCACGTATCGCTTGCCACTGGTAGGATCTTCAGGGTCGACCTGTATGCCGATGCATGTGTCTGACAGCTGGGCTATCGAATGAGATCCTCGAAGCTGGCTAAGGGATACAGATGCACCACCCTCATGTCCTTTGTCGCCTTGTGGGCGTCTTAGGTGAGAGACAACGATCAGACATATGTCCAACTCTTGGACCAGTGTCCTGAGCGTCGTCATGATGTCGTCCACGTAGCGTCGTTCGTCAGCTACCCCTTGAGACAGAGATCCACTGGCAAGCATCGATATGTGATCCAACATGATGACCTGACAGCCCATCGCCTTATTCATGTATCGAATGCGACTGACGATCGTTTCCATATCGGTCGAACCAAAGTGATCAAATAGGTAGAACTGGTTGTCTTTCGTTAGGTCATCTAAGCCCTCAACAATTTCATCTCTGTTAGTCTGATCAGGGTCGACGGTGATGTTTTTGTTAAGGTGAATTCCTATGAGACCTTCAGCAGATCTCTTTACGGTTTCCTCGAGCATGAGCATACCAATTTTAAATCCATCGACGTGGCACCGGTATGCAATCTCACGGACGAAGGTAGACTTACCGACCCCAGATCCAGCGCAAATAGCGACCAAACTACCGAGCCTAAGCCCCTTCGTAATGTCGTTGAGCTTAGTGTATGGGTAGATAATCTCCGAGACAGCTTCAGAGACGCCAATTTGACCTCTGAGGTCGGTGGCTGTCACGATCCCATCTGGCCTATAGTCTTTGGCTTGAAAGATCGCGTTTATTACCGATTGAACATCACCGGCCACAAGCGACTCATTTGCATCCTTGTGAGGGGCGCAACTCGCTAACTTAACACGCCCTACCGGCAACACTTCAGCGCACTCAAGCGCTGCATCACGACCAGCCTGATCATCATCGAACATCAAGATGATTTCTTCAAAAGAACACAGGTAGTCGTAATTCTTGATAATAGCCTTCTTGGCAGCTGCTGCACCATTAGGCAGACTGACCGTAGGCCACTTATGGTTTTGTATCTGGGAGACTGACATAGCGTCTATCTCACCCTCGGTAACCACGATCTTTTTACCTTTTGACCACAAGTGTGATCCAAACAAGGTCATAGCTTTAGCGTCACCGACGATAGAGAACTTCTTATCTTTTGCTCTGACCTTTTGCGCGACTGGCTGACCCTTATCGTTGCGATAGGTTGCCAGCTGTACTGTGTCGCCATGCTGGACGCCCACCTGATAGCCAAACTTACGACATGTGGCTTCTGTTATCTTACGCTTCGATAGGTGCTTGAAGGCGCCACTGATTAGCGGAGTATTGAGAGTAGCTGGTGTGGTAATATCTATAGCGTGTTCATCCTGACCGTAGCTAGCACAGCCGAAGCAGTAGGTATGACCATCGCTGTAGATAGCAGCATTGTCTTTAGATCCACAGACCTCGCACGGTATGTGCGTGACAAATTCACTGTCTAGTAATTCTATATTAGCAGCCATCAACCAAAGTCCTCATCGACTAAACCAGTCTTAATGAACTCTCGATCTGATGGTGATAGGTTTGGCATTGCATCCTGTATCAGAGTGCCACTTTCCCAATCCTCTAGCTGCTCGTGTGTTACTGGTATTTGTTTAATGTTAACCACCCCAGTAAATGGGTGTTTTCGTTCTATCAGCATTTCGTATGTCCCTGTTTGAGTAAAAAAAGGGCAGCCGAAGCCGCCCCTTTAGTTGCTCTCCTTGGCTTCTAAGAGCCAAGCTTCAGGTATGACCTTATGAGCATACCTGAAGTTATGCTTCTCACAGTACGAGGCGTATGAGGTGGGAGAACCCTTGTACAACTTCGCGTTCTGGTTCGAGAAGACAAACCGAATATCGAGATCTGGATGCTGCTTCTGGATTAGCAAGTGTTTCGCTCGATCTTGCACAGTCCAGATGCCCTTAGTCTCGACATAAAAAAAGCCGCCTTTCTTAGGCAGCTTAAAGTCTGGTGTATATTTACTGTCTCGCGCTGGTACTACATATGCAACCTTGTCGGTTTCATAGAGTAGCTTGAGACCAGCCTCAGTGATCTGTTTGGATACTCGATCCTCAAGACCAGATCTGAAGCCTAGACGATAGCCTACTGACCTAGAAGTCGAAGTCTTCGTCGTCCTCTTCCTTCGAGCCATTGTCAGCTCCTTGTTGCGCGACGTAGCCGCCATCGACGGCATCAAAACTAGCGTCACCATCACCGGATACTGGGTTAATCACTTGGACAGCTGACAGTCTCATGGAGATACCTTTGCTCGTTCCAGAGTAAGGATCTAACATGCCCTTAGCTTTCAACTCTGATCCACCAAACATCAGGGGAACTTTGTCCTCTGGTATTGGAGACCCAGCGCTGTCGACGTATTTGGGTTTATACTTTGACTGTACCTTAAAGATAATCTCACCGGTCTCTTCGTCAGCTGAGAAAGGTAGGTGTACTTTATCCTTAGCTGCAAAGTTATCCGCTTTCACCTGTTTGATTAAATCCATTAAAGGCTTTGCTTCTGCCTCTGGCATCTTCAGCTGAACCTTGTATTTGCCGTCTGGGTCAAACGCAGTGTCTGGCCTGTCGGGTTGTAGCCAAGGATAGATCGCTATGCCTTTTGGTGTCGTAAATTTAGTCTTGCTCATGTTTGCTCATCCTTTCGTTTTTAAGCTTGTAGTCTGCAAGTTTGGTAACCTCNGCANNTACATCGATGCGCCATCTATGCGCTTCCTTCAGTACTTGCGTCGGAATCTTTTTGTTCTGTTCTTGGTAGTATTTTATGTACCCAAGAATACGCTCTCTAGGGTGCATGGGATTGCCCTTTTTGTTTTTATATCAATAGGGGTCCCATTGGTTTTAACTGAAGCAGTACTCGCTCTCGAGGACACCTTCGATGTCGAGGTCGCCTTTCTCAGG